TTACCATCACCATTACCATAAGTACCTAAGGCACGGTTGGCACGGTTAGCTCGTTTTGCAATAGCATTACCTTTACCACTTTTATTATAACGTGTTTGCTGTGCATTACGTTTTTTACGTGCTGCAGGATTTTTCTTATAGTATTCAGGCGTTGACATTTCTATATAACCTCTTTTTAATTAATTCGGGGTTAACTTTAGGTATCAAATTATTTAGTTTATCTAATGGGTTACCATCATAGGCTACACCACTAATATCGTTAGCCTTTAACCAATCACAAGCTGCTTTGAGATCTTGTGTGGTTGCCTCACCACTACGAACCCTATTAAGAAATTCAGTAGTGACAAGGTTATGCAGTTCATTAAACTGCTCTTCGTTAGCTTTGTTCATTTTAATTTATATGAGACAGGATCACGTGCTCCCGTGTTGGATGATATCCAAACGTGGCTCGCATCCAATCAAGCCAATTTCTACTACCCTTTTCCTGATTACATCGACGACATGATGGTACAACATTAGCGGTGACATCTTTGCCACCTTTACATTTTGGCCGGACATGGTCGATAGTAAGATTGTGTAATTCATGTAATTCTCCGCAATAAACGCATTGACAGTTGAAGTGCTCTTTGATAGCTCTTCTCCAGAGCTTCTTTGCATCAGGACTTTGCATTGTTATTAAATTTTGTAGATAATGTTCAGGTGAAGGTAGTAACTGAGTCATAAATAACTATTTAGATCCGACAAAGATCTTAGTTTCTATAAACTCAACTGCAGCATCATCTAGCTGGTTATCGGTAGAAGCAACTAACTTTTTAAGGACATCAACGATGAGCCTCTTAACTGAGTCTGACTTAGCAAAAGTTATAATAATTGGTTTGAGTAAAGTAATCATTTTGTTTTAGGTGTGTTAGAATAATCCAAATTTTTTTTTGGGTTTAGGTGGTAATAATGCAGAGATAGGTACAATATCTTGACATAATACTTTCATATCTGAATTAGGATGAAAAGTAAAACCTTTCTGTTGTAACTCTGCACATTTTAATGCTCGAACTAATTCATAGTCGAGTCTCATCTTTTCTTCTTGTCTTTTGGCAATAGATCTACATTGTTTTAAAGATTCTCGATCTAGCGGAACCATAAAATTAACTTGGAACCCCCAGTTCTCTCCTAAAGTGTAGCTATCTTGCCTAAGACCTCCTACATCATCATTCCATGATCTGGGTTCTGTATGATTGCCCATATAGAATGGTGAGAAGGTCATCGTACTCCCGTTGCAACTTATGTTAGGACCATAGTATTGTCTACTTTGTGCTCCATTGTTCTGAAATTGTACAGCTTGATTTGTGACATTTCCAGTCGCAGCGGCCACAGGATTAGATGTATTGTTTGTCTCGCCTTCGGCGTAAACAGGACTTCCTATTGAGAGAAGACCGATAAGGAAGTAGTAGTAGCGTTTGTGGTGATGTTTCTTGTTACATCTATTTGCTCTATTACTCCTGCAGCTCTGGTAACTGTCTCTAGCTGAAATGCGTTTCCAGCTGTTTGAACATCGAATACCGTATCTGTTGCTGTAATTCCTCCAGAAGTTGCGGAGGTTGCTGTAACATTGCTTCCAGTCCAGCTGTCCAGCTTGCCGCCAAACACTTGAGTCTGAATTGTTTCTGTTACAGTTTGTGTTGTTGTTGTTGTACTGTTCATCGACCCTTGAGTAAACTGAGGCGTGACAGTATTTGCTCTTGCTATGCCGGGTGATAACAGAGCTAAGAGAATGAGCCATTTTTTCATTCTTTTGGTTTGTCAATTTTTTTATTCATTGGGCAGTTTACTGGACCTTTACTACCACCATTTTTACCTGTAGTTAAACCAAAAGTAGCAAGCGCACCGGTAAATACTGATGCAACAAAAGTTATATCAGAGTTACCAGATTTCTTTACCATCGGTATGTCTACGTAATTCATAGTAATAATAAAACCGGACCAAACAACTACTCCCAGTCTAACAAAAGTCCCAAGTATTTCTATTTGATGTTCCTTATCTTCAGCAACATCTTTTAGCTTACCTATTAGTCCTTTTTTTTTATCTTCTGGTGGTTTTCCTTCCATTTGTTAATTTTACCTTGAATGAATTTTTGTAGTTTCTTCTTTATTTGATCGAAGAATGGTGTAGCTAAGGTGGTTGTTGCTACTGCTGCCACAGCTGCATATGTTGCAGTTGCTACTACTTCAGCAGTTGGCAAAGGTAATTGTATATCTATAACAGGTATCTCCAGCTTAGGTGGTTCTGGAGTTTCTGTTTTAATCTCTTCAGTATCTTCTGGACGTTCTAAATCGCTAGGTGGCACGATCATCATCTTATAAGATGGAACGTCAGCTGTAGGTAAAGGGATACTGACTGTATCTATAATTATAGGTTCTGGGATGGTTATGGTGGGTAATTCCACTATGGTTTAGGATATTTATCTTTAATAGTTTTAATAGAAGCTTTCCACGCATCTATCCCTTCATTATATATCTGGTCAAATTGATCTCTAAATGTTGGATATTCTGCTCTTCTTTTAGATTTGTAACTGTCATATTCTAAATCCCAAGCAGCTTGTAAAGCAGTAAGTCCATCAGTACATTCTTTTTCAGTTGGTTTAGAACCTCCGTCATGTACTATTAGGTTTGAATATATTTTATTAGTTGGATCACTCCAACCAAACCAACAGCCTGATCTTACTGTTATTAAATAATGTTCAATGTGTGTAGGTCTCATTATGTATCTCCTAATCTTATAAAGATTGCGTATGAATCATTTTGACTAGATGCACCGGCCCAGTTAACTTGATTATTAATAGTTTTAAATTTTATTTTATAATTTGAAGTATCTTCAACATCAAATATATGACTAGCTTGAATAGAAGTATATAAATTACCACCATCATCATTATTCATATGAGAATAAGCGTGAGATACTGTGCTGTAACTGCTATTGTTAAAAGTGTTCATTATATGAAGTTCAATATTATCTTGATCGCTATTTTTATATCCATACATTTGCATTTTAATGTACCAAAAACCTGTTGACGGAAAAGTAAATATTCCACTACTTTCAGACATGGTAGCATTATTATTATTTTGACTCCAATTTACAATAGGGTCAGCAGGTGCAGTAAAACCAGTATTCATTCTCCATAATGCAAAATCCAAACCTCCACCGGCTGCTGCCCAAGTTAAACCACCAGTATTACCAGACTGAGCTGATAAAAAATAACCATTAGTTGGTGAATTAGATACTTTAAGATTAGCTTCATCAACTACATCATCTGCAATAACTTGTGCTCCATCAGCGGTAGATGTAACTTCTCCACTATGGTTAGGATGAGTATAGTTATTACTAGCTGGTAAAGCTTCAAAAGCTGGAGGTGAGCCAGCTCCTGTAGATGTTAGTACTTGTCCGTCTGTTCCCGGACCTACTGCTGTAGGATTACCGGATGCATCATATGTTATTATTTGACCATCAGTTCCTGCTTTTAATTCAGTTAAACCAATAGCATCATTTGCTATATTAGCTTCAGCTACTGTATCATCAGCTATCTTAGCTCCAGTAACAGCATCATCAGCTATAGCTGCTGTTTTTAATTGTGTTAATGCCATTAATTTGTTTCCTCCGTAATTGTATGTAGTTTATCCATAAAGTGCATCAAACCCCCAGTTCATAAGTGTATTACAATCAGAGTCACTTTTAGCATCAGACCAACAAGCAGCCATTACACATTGCCAGTGACCACTCTCACTACCTGCAGAATTAATATCTCCAGAATATAGACCACATCCAAGACCTATTCCTTGTGCGGTTGTAGGAGCATTAGGATTAACTGCACCTGTTAAATAACCAGTATCAAAAACACTTCCAGAATGATTATATCCTTTTGCTCTAACGTTATCTAATCTATCAATACATACTATAAAATTATTACGAGAGTCTCGATTAGTATCTGATATCCAATTAGCATGATGGAAAACACCCTCACTACTTCCATGAAATCCTGATAACCAATTCTCTGTAAATCCGTCAAATATTCTACCATTGGTATCACTTGAATCACGAGAAGCTATATGCATTAATGTATAACTATTACCCGGCCAATAACCAGATTGATTCCATCTCATTCCATCAGCAGTAGTAGTGGAGTAAATATATTTACGAGACTTTGTTAGATTTCTTTCACCCTTTTTAGCTTCTTCTTGTTGAATGTTATTTCCCATCCTACCACCAGATGTAGTCATATGACGACCATTACCACTTTGATCAGTCCATTGGGTTATTTGGCTACCACTATCTGTAACATAAAATGCGTCATGATACCAAAGTAAATTACTTGTAACTGGTATATCTCCTAAAGGTTTAGCAATATCAGCACCAAGACCTAATAACATTTGTTGTATAGCCATTAGCTTAACCCTGCTCCTGAAATATAAGCGGTACTTGCTGCTGCAAACCAAACCGTAGCCATTCCTCTACCTGCTAAAGTTCTATTACCTGTAGCAGCATCTGAAGTATTATACATAGTAACTCCAGTACCTTGAGTAATAGTTTGGTCCGAACCGCTGTTATTAATAATTGTTACTGCATCTCCAGCAGAAAATACTGAGTTATTAAGAGTAACACCACCAGTTGATATATAAATAGCTTTACCAGCATCAGCAGCTACTGCTACATATGCTCCACTTTGAGCATTGGATGGTATAGATCTAAGATTACCTTTATCATCTGATATAGAACCAGTTAAAGTTCCTCCAGTTAAAGCTAACTTAGTATCAGCATAAGCTTTTACTGATTGTTGGCTGGGAACTGAAGTAGCACTATCAGAAGACATATTATCTTCATCTACTAAAGTTAAAGTAGTATTAGTAGTATAACTAGGTACTACCCATTCCATACCATTACTAGTATATTTAAGAAATTTATCAGTTCCAGTAGGAGCTGCGTGTATATCTAATTTAGCTTCTGTTATTGAATCGTCTGCTAATTTACTTCCAGCTATAGCAGCAGAAGCATTAATATCAGCATTT